CGGAGCCATCAAGATGCCCAAGGGCAAAGCCGTGGCGGGGCCGAAGAAAACCGCTGGCCCTGAAATAGACTTATCGGACCTTGGGCTATGAACAGTTCCTTCTCTCAGAAGCTGCCTGGGCTTCAATTGGCATGGGATAGCACCTCCTTAGGAGCGCTGAAAGAATGTCCCGCGAAGTACAAGATGGCTATTGTGGATGGCTTTGTCCCTCGCGAGACTTCGGTGCACTTGGTCTTCGGGCTGATCGTCCATGGAGCCTCCGAGCACTATAACCATGCTAAGGCCAAAGGCGCTGACCATGAAGATGCCCTCCGCGCCGCTGTGAGCTACGCTCTTGCTGAAAGTTGGGATAAAGACCTTAACCGCCCCAAGGCTGTCTTTGATGACAAGAACAAATCCAGGCCGAATCTCATTAGAACGATCGTCTGGTACTTTGAGCAATTCAAAGACGATAGCCTGGAGACCCTGATCCTCTCCAACGGCAAGCCCGCTGTGGAACTCTCGTTCGATATGAACCTGCATCACAGCAGCGCCGCCACCGGAGAGGCTTATAGCCTCTGCGGGCATATGGATCGCGTAGCGCTGCTAAATGGCCAGCCCTACATTATTGATATCAAGACTTCCAAGAGTATCGTAGATGAAAATTTTTTCAAAAAGTTTTCCCCGGACAATCAGTTCTCTACATACACACTTGCTGGCAAGGTGGCCTTCGATATACCAGTTCACGGCCTCATCGTCGATGCCGCCCAAATTGCAGTCACCTTCTCCCGCTTCGCTAGAGGAGTTGTCACTCGAACTGAAGCCCAGCTCACCGAATGGTACGACAGTACACTCGATTGGATTGACAGTGCCGAGCGCTATGCCTCTAAAGGCCATTGGCCCCAGAATGATAAGTCCTGCGGGAACTACGGAGGATGCCCCTACCGAGAAGTCTGTTCACGCAGTCCAGAATCTCGTGAAGCGTGGCTGAACATGGGCTTTGCCAAGAGAATATGGGACCCGCTTCAGCGCCGTGGGGACATCTAACATTCTGTTATAACTCAAACAAAAAGGCCACCGCCGATGGCAAACATTCTAAACCACCAAAGTGCTGTAACAACCAAAATCATCATAGAGGGCGAAAGTGGAACTGGAAAGACCGGGGCACTAGCCTCTCTTGCCGATGCAGGGTATAATCTGCGTATTCTTGACTATGATAATGGCCTGGACATTCTCAAAGACCTCCTCACAGCCAAAGGTGGGAAGTATGGCGCTGAAAGCGCCAGCAGAGTGGAGTTCATCACTCTCACCGAGAAACTGAAAGCCCAGGGCGGTAAGGTCTATCCCCTTGCAGCCACCGTTTGGCAACGGTCTATTGACCTTATGGGCAACTGGAAAGAGGGAGAAACAAGCCTCGGCGCGATAGCCTCTTGGACCAGCAAAGAAGTCCTGGTCATAGACACTCTCACAGGCTTGGCCCGCGGAGCCTATAATTTCATCCTGAGCCTAAACGGCCAACTCATGAACCCGCCGACCGGCTACGACTATCAGCGCAAAGTCGGTCAGGCCCAGAGCCTTGTCGAGACCTTCCTAGAGATGCTCACATCCAATGAAATCAAGTGCAACGTGATTGTGAACTCTCATATCAGCTACCAGGACGAGCCAGGCTCTGTCCGAGCCTCGCAAGAAGAGGCTTTGCCTCAGCAGGGCTTCCCGACATCCCTCGGTAGAGCCCTTGGGCCAAGAGTGCCCAGGCTCTTTAATTCAGTGCTCTTGACCAAGAAAGTCGGAATGCAGCGCAAGTTACTCACCAGCACCTCTTCCAACGTAAACTTGAAAACCTCTGCGCCCACCAGAGTCAAACCCGAGTACTCAATTGAAACTGGCCTTGCCGAGTACTTCAAGGCCGTCCGAGGTGAAGTCTAATGGATTTCTTAGACACCATCATTCATATTCTAATCGCTCTATTCTAATTCAGCGGCGTGCGCGCCGCTGTATGCCACCGGGGGCCACCCGGATACTCCGGCCTACGGGCCACACTCAGTGAAAGAAAAGAACCATGGTTGATTTCTCAGCACTACTCTCCAAAAATGTTGCCGATGTCAAAAAGCCGCCGCTGCTTCCCGTTGGCACCTACTTCGGTACCATCACCAAGAAGACCCTGGGCGAAAGCAAGCAGAAGAAAACCCCCTTCGTGGAGTTTGCTGCCCAGATCACCCGCGCTGGCGATGATGTCGATCCGAGCCTCCTTGGCGAGATTGATGTCTCTCGCAAGAGCTTCAGCGGCATCTCCAACAACGGCGGAACCTTCTACATGACGGATGACAGCGCCTTCCGTCTCGTAGACTTCTGCAAGTCCTTCGGTCAGGAAGTCGAGGGCCTCTCAATGGGAGAACTCATCGAGATCCCCGTTGGCCGTGAAGTCATGGTCAGCATCAAGCAGGAAATGAACCCGAATAATAACGAGTTCTATAATAAGCTCGACAGAATGGTTGGAGTGTCCAACTAAAGACCGAAGGCTTGGACCTTTAGCCTAGTGGGGAGGGTCCGACCATCCTCCCCACTTTACTAAATGTCTTAGGGAGCATCCAGTGACCATCACGAATAAATTCAAGCGCGTAGCGCTGTCCAATATTATTGTCTCAAGAGAGAACAGGCAGCGCAGTGAACTAGAATTGGATGCCGATGGCCTCTCTGATAGCATTCTGCGATTTGGAGTGCTCAATCCAATCATTGTGTCTGAGAATGCCGAGGGGCTCTTCGAGCTTATTGCCGGTGAGCGCCGCTACGCCACGAGCATCGCCGTGGGCCTCAAAGACATACCAGTTCGTTTGGTCACAGACCTTGATCCAATAGAATTGCAGATCATTGAGTTAGACGAGAACCTTCGGCGGAAGGAACTGCCCTGGAAAGACCATGTAAAGGCCATAGGGCGCATTCATCAACTTTACGTCGAGCTTGCTGAGAAGGAAGAGGAAGATTGGACTTACACTAAGACTGCCGAGCAAGTGGGACTGAAGTCCTCTGCCCTGACAGTTATCATGAGAGTCCATAGTGACCTGGATACTCCAGTTGTAGCCAAAGCCACTGGCCTCCGAGAAGCCTATAATATGCTGTCCCGGCGCGACGAGCGTGCCACCAGCGATGCCCTCTCAGACATCCTCGAGACCTCCAAAGAAATCGCCGCGCCAGTCATTCACTCTAGCACCGGCGAGGCACTCCCTCCTGAGCCTTCGGCTCTAGCGCCGGAGGAAAGCATTATAAATGCCTCATTCCTTGAATGGGCACCAGTCTACACTGGTCCAAAATTCAACTTCCTTCACTGTGATTTCCCCTACGGAGTAAATCTCTTCGACGGCAAGATGTCCGGAAGCAACAGGCACTCTAGCATCTACAAAGACACTCCAGATCTCTATTGGGCTCTCATAGAAACTCTCTGTAACAATCTGGACAAAATCCTAACTCCCAGCGCCCACATGGTCTTCTGGCTCTCTGCTGACGCAATTACCGTTGCCAAGACCCTGGCAGTCTTCGAAGAACTAGCACCAAGCCTAGAATTTCTTCCTATGCCAATTATCTGGCACAAGACTGACAACGTGGGCATTCTCTCCGATGCCCAACGTCGTCCCCGCCACGTTTACGAAGTAGCCCTGCTGGCCTCTCGCGAGGACCGCAAGATCATAAAGGCAAAAAGCGATGTTTACGGTGCCCCTACTAACAAAGAGTACCATCCAAGCACTAAGCCTGAGCCAGTCCTTCGACACTTCTTCGAGATGTTCGTGGACGAACATACTAGAATGCTTGACCCCACCTGTGGAGGTGGAAGCGCTCTGCGCGCAGCTGAAAGCCTCGGGGCCGCCAGCGTCTTGGGTCTCGAGATCGACCCCGAGCACTATGACAATGCCTGTCGAGGGCTCCGCCAGTTCAGATCACTCCGAAAGGCCCTTAAATGACCCTGTTCCGCCGGAATCTGAAACTCTGTCTTTTCATGATCTTTACGGCCCTGGGTGCAATTATAATGCTGCTCGGGATTATCTATTCCTTCGTCGTGAACGCCTTCGACGCTGGAAGAGCCTTCTGGAAAACAATTGTTAAGTGGATGGAGCAAGACTAATGAAGAACGATCGGAAAGAAGTGCTGTTGCAAGCCATCGAACTAACTTGCAATGATCGGCAAAGCACCTATGGAACTCCAGAACAGAACCTTGGTTGCCTTGGAGAGCTAGTTTCTGTTTATAAGAAATACTCCGATGGTAGCCACGGCAGCGCTCATGACGCCGCGATGTTCAATGTGCTCGCCAAGATCGCTAGAATAGCCGCAGGTCCAGTCCTGCACTCCGATAACTATGTCGATGGCGCAGCCTACTTTGCAATCGCATTTGAAGTGGCAGCAATCAAAACGCAAGAACCACTCGTGCAACATTCGACATTAAATGAATATGATCCAGCGATAGACAATTCCCGCCATTATTGCTGTGGAATGCCGTCGCACGGCCCGCACGATAGTAACTGTGAAGCAGTGCGATATGGTATTATCTTCAAAACGCCGCAAAGCAAATGGTAGAAGACTGTGCTGACTGTCGTTTCTTCATCCATGACTCTTGCCGGAGATACCCTCCCGCGCATCAGTTTGTCGTCGAGAATGAAACTGGCAAGAATGTGATTCACGGAATCTGGCCTCCAGTTCTTCCAGGCTACTGGTGCGGAGAATTTATCCCGAAGAAAGGAACTAAGCAGTGATTTACTTCTTTGGCATCCTTCTTATTGGCGTTTTCCTCTTCGCTTGCCTGTACATCTGGATGGTCCGGTACTTTTATAAGAGCTGCAAGAAAGATGATTGAAGCATTCAGTAAGAGCATTGGGCCGCGCGATGCCACAGTTGCCTTCGTGAGCGAAGCCTTTACGGAAAGAGAAGAGGCCGTAGGCCGCCCTTTCTTCGGGGCTGGTGGCCAGGAATTGCTCCGAATGCTGAAAGAGTCCTGGGATCTCCCCAATGCCTATATCACTGATGTGATTGATGGCATGTGGCCGGAGAGCAGGCTTTCGCCATCTAGCACGATTTCCATCATGGAGCTCTTGCTCAAGAAGCACAGCATCTTCATGACCTCGGTCTTCCCCTTCCAGCCACAGCCCAACGGCTCCATCGAAGACCTTTGCGTTAGCAAGAAGGAACTTCCAGAGGGCTACGGGCTTCCGCCCTTAAAGATGGGAAAGTATTTCGCCCCGGAGCACCTAGAGCACCTAGAGCGCCTTCGCCAGGAACTCACCGAGGTCAATCCAACTCTTATAATCGCCATGGGCAACACAGCTTGCTGGGCACTTCTCGGTGCCACCAACATCTCGAGCATCCGCGGTACTGTTACCACAAGCACCTTGGTGCCCGGATGCAAAGTCCTTCCGACATTTCATCCGGTCGGAGTGCTTCGAAACTGGGCTTGGAGGCCAATTGTCTCAGCAGATTTGATGAAGGCGAAGCGAGAGAAGCTCTTCCGAGAAGTGATCCGACCAGAACGAGAAGTACTTGTATCTCCGACCCTTGCTGAGGCTGAAAGCTGGATACAAGAGTACATCGTAGATGCCAACCCGCCGTTGATCTCCGTTGACATCGAGACTCGCGCTGGTCAGATCACCTGCATGGGCTTCGCGCCAAGACGCGATCGAGCCATAGTGCTGCCGTTCTGGCTTCCAGAACAGGGCATAGAGAATTATTGGCCTACGGCACAAGAAGAGGCTTCAGCCTGGATGCTCATAAAGAAGGTGCTAGAGGGGCCATGGCCCCTTCTCTTCCAGAATGGAATGTATGACCTACAGTATCTCTACAAGATGGGCTTCCGCCCGAAGGGCTGCTTGCACGACACAATGCTTTTGCATCATAGTCTCTTCCCAGAACTTCAAAAGGGCCTAGGCTTCTTAGGAAGCATCTACACAAATGAGGCATCCTGGAAATTGCTCCGTAAACAAGAAGGCTTGAAGAAAGATGAATAAGAATGATCTAATAAACTGGGCAATCGTTTTCTTCTTCTTCCTAGTCGTGGTTCTCTTTATCAAAATGGGAGTAAAGCAATGAATATCATTTTCAAAAGCAGTGGTTCTGCCTCATACGAAACAATGGACAGAGTCCTCTCTAACATAGAATGCTGGGAACCGCCAATAAAAGATCAAACCTCTCCGGAATTTATAAGAATAACACGAGAGGCCATGGCCGTTCTATCAAATTACTTGGACGAGATGAAGAACTCATGAAACTCACCATCCTAGAGAGTCCCTACGCTGGTGCTACGCCGGAAATCCAAGAGAGGAACATCCTCTATGCTCGAGAGTGCCTAAAGCACTCTCTCATGCTCGACGAAGCCACCATTGCTTCGCATTTGCTCCATACCCAGGTGCTCGATGACACCATCTATGAAGAAAGAACCCTTGGTATCCAAGCGGGAACCGCT